TAATAAATCAGCAAAAGTACCAACATCTGCATCAATTAAATTTAAAGGTATCAATCATGCACCTGTTGTATCAGGAGATATTAATAAATTAATATTGACATCAGATGCGACAACAGATGTCAATTTATTACAAAATGCTACAGATTTTGATGGCGATACACTTTCTGTTGACACATTAAATTTTAATGCAACAGGAAATGAAATTGGTATTGTAAGGGTTCTTTCATCAAATAAGGTAACAGTTACACCACAACAATATTATAATATATTAAAACGTGATGAAACATTAAATGTTGTTTATACATATTATGTACTCGATTCTTTATCGACTCGTTCTAATATGGCAACTACAAAATTAACATTAAAAGGTGTTAATCACCCACCTGTCGTATCAGCAGATATAAATGTAAGCAAATTAACATCTGATTCTACATTTGATATTATGTTAGATAAAAATGCTACAGATTTTGATGGTGATATATTAACTATTGATACATTGAATTTCAATGTAACAGGTGATGAGGCAGGAATAACAAGAGTTCTTTCTTCAAATAAAATAACGGTTGACCCATCGAAATACACATTAGCAAAAGGTGTACAAAGTGTTATTACATATACATATTATATACTTGATTCAGTTTTAGCACGTTCAAATCTTGCTACACTTACAATAACAATTACTGGTGCATAAATAATCTAAAAGGATTATTATGCCTCCAGTAGCTCGAGTAAATGACCCAGTACAACATGGTTGTTTCGGCGGACACATACTAAATTCCGGTTCAGGAAATGTATTCGCAAATGGTATCCCAATGTCAAGGATAGGTGATACTGTAACAGTTCATTGTTGCGGTCCTTCATGTCATAGTGGTGCACATTGTGCTGGTTCAGGTAAAGTTTTTACAAATGGTAAACCTCAAGCACGAATTGGTGACCCTATAGATTGTGGTTCTACAATCGCTGGTGGTTCTAGCAATGTATTCGCTAATTAAAGGAAATAAATGAAACCTGAATATTCAGATATATGTAAAAATCTACCTGATATTAAAATGTCAACTGTACCTATGTCACGTGAAGAGAAACTTGACCAATTATTATCTATATTTGATGGTATTGAAGAAATAAATGGTTATACTGTAATAAAATTTAATAAAAAAGTTATAATTGCATCAAATAGTGATCTAGCTATAGTATCAAGAAAAAATATTATGTTAAAGACAATCGATGGTGCAGTTTTTCTAAATTGAATAAATAATTAAAAAAGGAGTATCAATGAAATTTGTAGATATGTCTCCCGACTTTCTTGGTTATTTGATCTCCGATAAAGACGCTATCAGAAATTCAATAAAAAATATAATTCTTATACGAAAATATTCTCTTATGGGTAATATATCATTAGGTTCAAACGCATCTAATATTATTTTTTCTGGATTTGATGACCTTGATGAGGCTATGTTCAAGATGGAAATCATGACTGTAATTAAAAACAAAGAGCCTAGAATCAATGTTCTTGATGTAATAATGGAAAAAAATGATAATAACGAGATAAATGTTAATATTCTTTATAGCATAAAAAATTCGCTAATCGATTCAGTTGAAACTGTTCGTTTAAATTTAAATTAAGAGGTTACGATGATAGAAGTTGTCCCATTCAATTTTGAGGAAATAAGTCTTGCTCTCAAAGAGAAGGTTAAAGCATCTAATGTCTTTACTGATGTAGATTATGAAGGTTCTAATATATCAATATTGATTAATCTTCTTGCAAGCGCAGCTCAAATTGTTAATGCTAATACTAACTTTGGTGTTAATGAGATGATTCTAAATGATGCTGTAGAACGTACAAACATTTTGAAATCTGCAAGAAATATTGGTTATGAAGCTCTTCGTGCAAAATCAGCAGAATTTGAAATAACATTAGTTCCTGCTATTCCTATCGCTAATTGGCTTTCTGATACAATGACAATATCAATACATAAGTACACACGATTTACAACAAATAATGGAATGTATTGTTATTATATGGGAGATGATTTTGAAAGAATCATCTCACGTGAAGATGTTTTAAATTACAATGATAATTCACGTATAACTATCCGTGTAAAAGAGGGAACTCTTTTAATGCAAACAGATCGTGATGACTTCAATTATGTTATTGGTACATTTGTTGATTATAATGGTGAATTAAAAACAGAATCTTCAATACTTGTATATGAAAATTCTATTGAAGAAGATGGTATTGAGGTATTTGTAACTTCTTCTGAAGATATAAATGTCTACTTTCAACTTGATACTCCTACAATGGTTCCTAAAGGTTCGTTATGGGTTCAAACTGAATTTTCAAATGGTTTGATAAAAGATATTACTACAGACACCAATATCTATCTTGCAAAATCTGATGATTCATCTAGTATTATGTTAGGAGAATGGGAATTTTTAAGTTCATGGCAAAATTCAACTAATAGTATTATCAATAATTACAAAAGTAATCCTATGCTTGATATACAAGCAGTTGATCCTATGATTAATCGTCCATTCCATAAAAGAACATATTTTGTTATTGATGATGAAGTTGATAATAACAAAGATTCATTCCTTCCATTAATGGATTTTGATACAGGTTTTGTTCGTGTTTATTTCAGATATGGAAATACAGGTAAAAGTTTGTATCCTGGTTCACGTGTTGCTATTAATGTGTTAAAAACAAGTGGTTCATTAGGCAATAATATCACTGCAATTGCTATTGAAGATCAAGATCTTCAAGCAAATGTAATAATAGAACCAGGTTCTGCTCCTAAAATGGTTTCAGTAGGAACTGATGAGGAATCAGATCAAGATATTAAAATAAATGCACCAATTTTTTACAACACAGCTAATCGTGCGGTTACTGCAATGGATTATAAAGCAATTTGTGAAAGACGCACTGAGATTCAAAGATGTGCAGTTTGGGGTGGTGAGGATAAAATTGAAAAAGAATTAGGTAATGTTTACCTATCATTCTTATCATCAGTAGTGTCAAATAACTCAGATAAATTTACACATGATGTTAATGATAATGTATTCAGATTAATCAATAACGACATCTATGATAATACAACAGGAATTGCATTAGAACCAAATGCAAGTTCATTTTATGATGCAAATTTTTATCTAAGTAATACAAATGTTAATGATATTTTAAAATATCTTGAACGTTATAAAATTATGACTATGAAACTTATTCATGTAAATCCAGTCTTTATTGATTGTGACATCATGATTAAAGTTATGCGCTATATTAATGATAGTAAATCAACACAAATATCATTATTCAATGTTATAAATTCATATTTTAAATCTGATATGGGTGAGTTTGGAGTTGAATATTTTAATTCAAATATTATAAGAATGGTTGATAATCAATTTGGTAATATATCAGGTGTAGATATCGATGTTGAATATTCAATTAATCTTAGCACAGGTAATATGATTAGTGTTGGAAATAACTATATGTTTCAATTTTATCTTGAATTGCCATTCGAAGCAATGTATGATGAATCGACACCTGAAAAATTATTAATTGCTGAAAATATGCCTAATATTGATACAGTTGATTTTATTAAAAATCAAACAGCATCATTGGATCATTCTCTAATTGTAGATTATACTCGTGTTAAGCATACAATTGATGTTAACGAAGTATATGATGTAAACACAATTTCAGAAATATCTGAACTTGATGTACTTCCTATTGTATATGCAGGTAAAGACGTAGGTCAATATATTATTAGAAATGGAATTCTTGACAGTGACAACTATATCAGAGTTGATATTTGGATAAATAATAATACAACAGGCACTGATGTGTTTTCGCAATCATCATTAATGAAAAATTATTTTAATCAACCACAAAAAATTCGCTTATCTAATAAAACAGATAATGTAAGATTTTTCAGAAATAGTATTCCAAGACTAAACAGTGTACAATTTATTTAAGTAGAGAGATATGAAAAGAGATTTTGAAATTATTTTAAACGCATTAATACCAGAACATCTAAAGGAGAATAACCCAGTTGTTACTGAGTTGTTCAGAATATTCCTTGAATTTATAGATGAAACATCATACTCTAAAATCTCAAATATTTCAAATCTAGTAACAAGTATTCAGGAAGATGAATCTGAAGATAAATCATCATTCAGTTTTCAACCGATAAACAAAAGACAAAATATTGAATTGAAAATGGCGTTTGTTAATTTATTTGCAACTAACATAAATCATTTTTTTGATACAATAAAAAATGATAGACAAATTGATGCTGCTCTTACAAAATATGCAAAATTACTTGGTCTTGAAAAAAATGAACTATATGATATGAGTAAATTAAATATCAATATAGATGAAGAAATTATTTCATGTTCTAAACCTTTTGCAGAAACAAAAGGAACTAAAGTACCTTTTGATTTTCTATCAAATCTTCTTGAGAACGAAAATTTAGATCCTGGTATATCACCTATTGGTGGAATAACTGTTACAGATCATATTGACCATGATACTGAAGAACTTGTTCCATGTTCATACGAGGTAGAATCCTCATTACATAATGTTGTTTTTAATCGTGCTATAAGACCAATAGTGCATCCTGTTGGATTCAATGTAATATATACTCGTGTTCTTCGTTTATTAATGGAAGATGCATTTAATCTTAAAATTGAAAATTATGGTTTTTCAGTTGTTATTAAACAACGTAATGGTAAAACATATTCATGGAAAGATGAACTTGATGCAAGTGGTAACGTAACAAATCAATTAATCAAGACATTCAAATCAGATTTAAATGAATATGGTATTGAGGAACTTGATATAAGATTCATGACGGGTGAAAGATTATATCGTACAACAAATGGCGATTTTGTTTATTATGATAAACAATCAATTCCTCATAGCTGGTCGAAAAAATTCTATGAATTGGAATATAATTTCAAAAAGCGTATAACTGTTTTAACTAAAGATTCACAGATGGCTGAACATACATCTTACATAGATGATCAATATGATATCGTTTATCAAGTAATTAATGGTAAACTTAATATAATTCATGTTCCTGTATCTGATTATACAGAAAAAATTGACCATATTGACGATAATAGTTATTATGAAGATATCAAAGATTATAATGAACCTGATTTAACAGATCATAAAACAACATTTTATCCTGAGGAATTTCCTGAACCTGAAGAAAATAGTATAATACTTGAAGAAACAATATGGTTAAATAATTCAAAAATATTTGGTCTTCAAGGAAATCAATTTACATATCAACTAAAAGATGTAAAAGAAGGTAATGTTCCTAAAATTCAAGAAGATGATGAATTATTTTGGAATAATACAGATTATTATGTAAATCATTTCATAAAAATTCTTAGTGATCTTAAACTTGAACTTGCATATAATCAAGATATGTATGATACATATGCAACTCGTAAAGGAAGAACACGTATTGGTGCATGGAAAGGTTTTAGTGACCCGAGAGCAGAGAAAGATTGTCGTGATGTTCCTATGCTTACTGGTAATATACTTTTAGCAAAAATACGTGAATTAAAAAACCTTATTGTTTCTAATGAGGAAGATATAATCAATATAAATGGAAGATTAAACAAAGTATTAAGTTCACGTGAAGAATTTTATTTTGTTATTCAAGGTGAAGATCTAATAGAGCCATATATTGTCGATGAACTTATTGAACATATAGACGAAAAAGATATTTCTGATACAGTTATAACATCTGATTTAATTGAACGAACAACTATTCTTATTAATATGTCAAACGCAGATGGTATGAGTGTAGGTTCTGTAGGTATTGGACAAAAACCATTAGGTTATGAAGATTCAATGGATACAGATGATGGTGCAGGAATATATACATATACATTAAATAATGGTGTATATTCATTAGTTGATTATATTGGATTCCTTGGTGACGTTTTAACACTTGATTCAGACTTAATCAATGATTACAGAAATAACATTACTGAATTAAATAGTCTTATTGCAGAGAAAGAAACTGAAATTGCAGATGTTGTTGGTGTATGGGGAACCTATACTAGAATACAATTAAGACTTGAACGTGATGATTTAATCAAAACACTTGAAACATTCCAACAAGAGTTAGATATAATTCTTAATAAATACAACAATTAAAATAAAGTAAGGAAAATATATGCTATCAGATACTATCAAATTCATTGGAGATTTTTCAATTAATCAATACAATGCTAATGACGAATTAATCTCAAGTTATTCAGATAAAAACCTTATCATGGATGCAGCTCGTAAAAATATGGCTGAATTGATTGCAGGACTTGCAAATGGTAAAGTAATCAATCGTTTCATCTTGGGTACACGTGGGCACGTAGGAACAGACCTTTTAACACCTAAAACTGTAGGTGGTTCATATACTGAAGGTATTTTTGATTCTACACGTCTTTCACTTTTCTCAGAAGTTGCACCTGCAGGAACACCATACTGGTTTGTTGATTTTACACCAAGTCCTTTGGGTGGTGCAGCAACTATTGCAGATGTAACCAATGTAGTAAATACTTCAGAAACATTAAATGATGTTGCTGTTTCAATTGCAGTATCAGGAAAAGAAACAACTTATACAATAACTGTACCAGTTACTAGTGCAAATAACCCAGCTGGTCCAGTTGCATATACTGAAGCAGGATTGGTTTCTGTATCAGGTGGTGATGTAGATCTTTTCAGTATGAAGTGTTTTCCCGCACGTGTTAAAGAAGATACTGTAAAATTAATAATTGTTTGGAAAATCATTTTTTAATCTTGTTTTAAGGTAAAATATGATATAATATACCTAATTAAAAGAACTAGGAAAAGTTTCAATAAAAAGAAATTTTTTCTTAGTATTTTAAACTACAATCACCATAATTCTCTTCATTTTTTAAACTTCCCTTCAAAAATATCTCACTTCTTATTTGATAAATATTGTAATAAGAAAATAGGATTAAACATGCCAGTAAATATTCAACTATTAAAACAAGGTGATCGCTCACCAGAAAATTTTAACACTCCTTTGATTCAACTTAACACTGGAAAGGAAGATAGATTATCATTACCTTATAATCTTGGGTTAGTGCTAACTTCTGATCTTCAAGGTAATAAAACGTGGATTCAGAATCTAGAACTAGGTGTTACTGCAAAAAACGCATACAGAGGGGATTATGGGCAGATTGCATATAATCACAGTCAATCATTTCACGATTATTACCCAAATCAAGGTGGTAAAATAAAAGGTGATATAGATCTAAATACACATAAATTAATTCTTAGTACAACTAATACACTAGAAGTTATAGCAGCAGATACTGTTGTTACATCAAATGGATTTTTTAAAGTAAAAGGTTTAGGAATTAAGATTGATTCAACTGTAAATGCTCTAACAGTAAGAAGTTTCTCAGGAACAACAACATCAGGAATAGGATTATACATAGATGCTGATTACTTAGCTTTTGGTAAATGGGCAGCTGGTCAAGGACCTCAAGATGAAATGGTTATGACTTCAAGTCAACCAAAAGTATATGCTGGTGACCAAGTAAGAGCACAACGTTTAACTGCACCAGTAATTGTTGCAGGTACATCTCAACTTGACAGCTCAGGACTAAAAATTAATGGTGTTTCTGTTATAGATGGTTCAGGTACTATATCAGGTGCGAATATCGATCTTGTTGCCGATTATGAATCTGCATGGATATATGTAACAGGTGGAGATTATAGAATTACAATCCCTCATAATATGGGTTCAAGACCGAGAATATCGCAAATTATATTCTCATATGATAATTCTGTATCAGAAACAAAAACAGTATATACAATTCCTCATATTCAGACCGGTTACAATAATTATTGGTGGTATTGGTGGTATGGTTGGTATGGTTATGGTGCAAACTGTCATACAATTGTTGAAAGTTACAACAATTCATCATATGTAATCAAAACTGGTTCAGGTGGTGTTTATTCAAATGGTGATTCACAATGGTATTCAGGCTATGTTAAAATAATGTTTTGGAAATAAGGAGAAATTATGTACGCATACTATAATGATAAAGGGGATATTGTATCCCTTTCAGAAGTTGAGGTTATAATCGAAGGTATGAAAGATATTAAGGTGCCTGATGATACAGACCCAACAAAATTTCAAATTATTAATGATAAATTAATATCACGTGATGTGCAAATTCAATCATTTACAAAAATTGAACAACCTAAAGCACTTGATGAGAACATTATTTTTTTGAATTCAACAGATTATAAAGTTATTAAATATAAAGATCAGATTGATTTAGGAATTGCAACATCTATTACTGCAGATGAATATAAACAATTACTAATTCAAAGACAAGCGGCTCGTGAAGCAATCGCAGCTAGTAAATAAGTGAGAATAATATGACAAGATATTTAACAACTGAAGCAGAATTTTTAAATGATTTAGTACATAATGGTGATTGGATTTCTGAACAGAAAATCAATGAGGGGTTCATTGTATTAAAACAAGAACAACTTACTATGAATTCTCGTACAAATATTATATTTGGAGAAAGACCACCAGCGTGGTTAGCGAATACTTCATATGCACAAGGTGATCTTGTATCATTAATTGGCAGATATTGGGTATCATTACAACCACATACAAATATGCAACCTGATTATAATCCATTATATTGGGAAGAGATTCCTATTGATATTGATGCTGATCAAATTGCTTACACACGATATATTCTACAAGATACTAATCCTGGTACTGTAGATACAACTGTATGGACTCAACCACAAAACAGAAATCAGATTCTAAATACTTTCAAACCAGGAAATGTATTCACTGCAATTGATGGGCTTGATAGATTAAAAGCAAATATAAATGGTTCTATATATGAATATTTTATTATTTCTGATTCTGATAACCTAGATGCTGCAACAACAAAAAGATATGTACTTGCCCAACTTGATGCAAAAGCATCTATTAATGGAAACAATTTAATAAAATTCAATGTTGCAGAACCTACAGCAATTACACATGCAACAACTAAATCTTATGTTGATAATGAAATTAAAGATATTAATAATTCTTTATTAAATTTTGCAAATATTAATGGTAATTCATCAGCATTATTTAATGTAGCAACTCCTGTTCTAAATACACATGCAGCCACAAAAGGTTATATTGATGCAGAAATATCTAATAAATTTGCTGAAGGACAGAATAATGTAATCAAGAAAATTGATAAAATAATCACTCAACAAACCATTAATTCATTAAATGTTGGCGTTCCTATGATGGTAGGTCAAATTATGGTTTATTCAGGTTCAGCACTTATGTACGAGGGAACTGACTTTAACATTGATAGCCAAGATAATACTAATATTATATGGCTTGAACCACGTAGAAATGGTGAGAGAATTACTGTATTATTTTTATCAGATAATGCATTACAAACAATACTTGACCCAATCTACGTTAAACAAACTGGCGATATATTAAGCGGTGCAATTAAACAACCAGTAACACCTGTAGATGGACAAGATTTAACAAATAAGACATATGTCGATGCTAAACGTGATGAAGCAAAAAATTATTCAGATTCACAACTTGCTGCAAGTAATAATTATTCAGTACCACCAGGTGGAATTATCTCATATTCTGGTTCTGCAATTGATGTTGCTAATCTTGCACCTTATTGGTATCTTTGTGATGGTACACATAATACACCTGACTTACGTGGAAGATTTATTCTTGGCGCAGGAACATCAGGTGGAACAACATATACTATTGATCAAGTTGGTGGTAGCGCAGATAAATCTTTAACAATTGATAATCTTGCACCACATACCCATGAGTTATTGATGGGTGAGGAAGGACCTTCTGATCATACAGCACCTACTGGATATAATGAATTAACATTGAAACCAGTAACTCCAGGTGTATCAGGAAACACTAAAGTTGTAAATACTGCAGGTGGTGGACAACCATTTAATATCTTGCCTCCATATTATGTATTATCATATATTATGAGAGCAAAAGCGTAAGGAGATAATATGGGAACAAAAGTAATTTTAGAGCGTCAAGAGCTTCAAGATTTAAGTGATTATTCAACTAAAGAAGATTATACTTATTTAATTAGTTTAATTAATGCTGCACACACACGTGCAGATGCAGCTTATGCAGATGCAGAGGCAGTTAGAAAAATAGCATCAAGTAAATCACTCACATTTAACAGTGGAGGATTTAAGTCTGCAGGGACATATATATATGAACTATCATCTTTATTAAGTATTGTTAATCCTGATGCATGGAATTTTTCAATAAGTGTTTCTGTTCTTGGTGCAACTACGGGTACAACAGGTTATGGTGGCGGTGTTCCTGTTGCTTCAGCTGCACCATCAGTTTCAGGTTATGTAACAGGACATTCGGCAGTAATTGTAGTTAGTGCACAAACTGTTTCTGGATATCATGCAACTCAGTCATCATTATCATTTGGTGTTACTGTATCTGCAACTATGATATAAAGGATATTAATGTTTAGCATTGGTTATACAGAGGGATTGAGTGAGATATTTGAAGAAATTGATACGTATGATAAAATTAGCGATGTTTATTTTTCAATACCAAATGCCTACACAGCATCAGCACGAGTTACCGGGTTTAATGAAAAGATGTTCTATGAATTGAAAAAAATTCAATCAAAAGGTGTAAAACTTCATCTTGTTCTTAATGGTGCAACATATAATGAAAATGCTTATACTGAATCTGGTTTAAATGATATTGTTAAAATTATTGATACACTTGGTGTTGAGATGTTAACTATAAACAATACTGCTATTATGAAATCAATTCAATTTCAAGAATTGAATGAAAAAATTATTATTAAAAATTCTGTTAATAATAAATTGAAAACGTTAGATGATGTTATTCAATATGTTTCGTTTTTTAAATTTAAACACATTATGCTTGATAGATCATTGAATAGAAATAAAGATGAATTAGAAAAAATTATACAATATTGTAAAACTAATGGTTATACAACAACATTGTTAGTTAATGAGGGATGTATTGCAAATTGTCCTTATAAGCAATTTTGTGATGATGCATTATCAAATCATGATTTAACAAAAAACAATAATTTTGCTGTTCTTACATGTAGTTCAGATTTTGAAAGTAATAAATCATTAACATTGAAATCACCATTTATCATTCCTGGTTATATCAATAAATATCGTGATATGGGTATAAATTACTTTAAAATTGCATGTAGAGGAAAAACAATCGAAGATGTGAGGTCTAGATTAAAAGCGTATATGTTTGATAATAAAAATATATCACTTTCAGTTGCATTGGATACAAATCCTCATTACATCTACAAAACTGTTAATGCACATGTGCTTGATGAATATAATTTTTTTGAACATACTATTAACTGTAAAAATAAATGTCATGAATGTAATTATTGTGATGTGTTACTTGAAAAATTTTTAAAAGAGGAAAAATAATGATTAAATTATATGAAACACAAGAAGAGAGAAATTCATTTCAACACATATTTGAATCTCAAAGAACAATACTTGTTGATGAATACAATGAAAATAAATCTTTGATGATTTTTGTTAATGAACAATCAGGAATTATAAAAGGATATATGTATTCTGAACATCTTCCAATTGAGGTCTCTCATAATGATGGTTTAAAAGATATTAATCTTGGTAAAGTTTCTAAAGAAGATTATCAATTAGCAATTATGTGCGTTGATGATTATTTAGATAGTTTTCCTGTATATGATTTTACACGTAAAGAAATGGGATTAGTATTCCTTGCAGTAAATGGTGTGAATTGTACACTTGATGAACAATCAGGTAAATTTTCATTAAATGAAGGTGAAACATCATATAAGTTTTATCTAATAATTGAAGATCCTATTGATGATATTGATCATTTTAGTTCAACATATGTTAAACAACAAGATAAAAATCCTGAGACTATTAAAATTGGTGGTCAGAAAACATCTAAAAAAATAATCAAAAATAAAAGTACATTCACAATTGAAAATTTAAAAGGTTCAGAACAAACACTTAAAGTAAAATGTTCTTTAAATAATGAATCTGATATATGGTTAGTTAAATATATTACAATAATGTGATGAAATTGTGAATAAAATCACAATTCATTAACCAAAATTACTATCTACATATACATTATCAATCTCACGTAATGAATTCCAATCTGCGAATTCATTTCTGTGAATACTATCATCCATTTCATCAAATGAACCAAATGCAAAAACATCTTCAAAAGTTGTATCCTCTTTATCATCTTCATTGTCCTCTTCAAATAATGAGTCAATAAATTTTCTCTGATCTTCAAGGTTTCTTATATCTTTAATAGGTGCAAAACTAATTGCTAATGCCATTACAAGATCATCATGATAACCATCATCTGCCTGATATTTTCCTTTTATATCGATAAAATGATAGAATTCATCAATCGTTGCATGATCTTTTAGTATTAATCTATCATTTTCAAGAAATGTACGTAACAAACTTAATGTTACCTTACGTGAACGTGACGTTGTTCTAAACCCAAAATATCTACGCATTTTTCCGTCTTTTCCGGGAGCATCCTTATATACATTGTCATACTCGTATGTGTTCGTAACAGAATCTACAAGTGATTGACCTGCACCTTCATTATTTTCTACAACTAAAAATGCATTATTATATTCCTTACATAACTCAGTTAGAGGACCAGCAAGTTTAAGATAACTTATATCGAGATTTGCTGATGCCACTTGTATGAATGGGAATTTTGTCACATTTATCATCTGGATAGCAATTTTATCAAGACCATCTTTAGCACTATCAACTGCACAAATATATTTTGATTTTTCCTCAGGCATATCATAAACACGCAAACCATCAATAAATTTATTGATATGTAATGGTTGTTTTGATATCATACGTTGTAAGGCAAGATGAGATATTAATGTGCTATCAGAACCTTCAAATGCACAACCAAAATTTTGATTAAAATATGCAAGCCCTTTATCCGCTATAATATTATCTCTCCAAGCTTTATCACGACCAGGAACTTCATCCCATTCCATTTCTGATAATATATAATTAGTTGTTTTTAATCTTGCTCCTTGTACCATATCGTAAAAATGATTCATACCTTTAGGAGTACTAGAAATAATAATTTGAGAACCTTCGACAGCAGTAACAGTTGGAAATACTGAGTCCTCAAAATCTTGCCATATTGTAGGACGAATAAATGAACACTCATCTATATATAATAATGCTAATGTAAATCCACGAAATGAATCTCCATTTGTTGCACTTGTTAGAATACGTACTTTATTTTCAAACTCAACGGTTTTTTTGTTCCATGAATTTACACCAGTCATTAACCAGAATGGTAAATTGACAAATATATTTTTAATTTTATCAAGAACCTCAATTGCCATAGCTTGTTTATTAGCTGCAATACCAATTGTCATCTCATCACCAAGATAAAATAATGCTTTCCATAAAATATATGTTGCAACAGTAACTGTCTTTCCTGATTGACGACCAAATAAAATTAAATTTCTATCATTATTTAATAAATTATCTTCTAATCTTGATTGATAATCCCGTGGTTGGGGACGTGCATAACCTTTATCAGTTAAAATGATACAATAATTTTCTCTGAAATATTGAAAACTCATGGCACATTTGAATATTTCCTCAGCGTGTTCATTAGTTAATTTTAATTGTGTAAATGCTGGTTTAATAGTTCTAATTCCATTAAATGAAACCCTATTATCAAAAGCATCAACGTAATAACCTTCATTATCACGTGGTAGTTTCAATCTATTGATTACATCGTCTATATCGTGTCTTGTCATAAGTTTCCTTTGTATAAATAATACAATAACAATTATTTATATTAAAGGAAACTTAATGGCAACTATCTATGAGTCGCTTAAAAAAACATTTATTCCTGCGCAAAAAGACGATAAAAATTTATCTGACTTTGATACAGATCAACTTGTAATCGCACGATCATTCAGTAAAAATTTCTCAGATGAAATATCACCAACAATTGGATTTTTCGATAATACTGATAATGTGACGGATAGAACATCTCGTGATTTAATGTCTTCATCGCTAGCAGAACAAAAAAGATATATTGAAACATTTCGTGATATTGTAACACATCCAGATGTATCTGCAGCAGTTTCTGAAATTATTAATGAAATTGTATTTACTTCTGGTAACGAACAATTAGTAAAAATTAATTTCAATAATTCAGAGACCTCATCTGCAACAAAAAAAATGCTAACTGAAGCATTTGATGAAATGTCTAAACTACTTCGTTTTGATACAAATGCATATTCATTGATTAATCAGTGGTTTGTTGATGGACAATTAAACGTACAGACTATATATGATAACAGTGATATTACACGTGGTATTATAAAACTTAATATTTTAACACCTCTTGATTTATATTTTGATAAAACTAAACAGGAATGGGCATATATTATTGAGGAAATAGATTCATACACAGGTTTTACAACTCAGACAACAGCAGAAGTAAAATTCAAGGTTGATGAAGTATTCAAAATTGATAGTGGAGTGTATGTTGAACCTAGTTTTAAAAGATCACGTAGTGGTTCAGAAAAACTTATTTTAAGTGAATTATATACAGCAATCAAACCTGCAAATCAATTAAAGACTGTTGAAGATATGTTGATTCCTATGCGTTTCAGTCGTTCAATATCACGACGTGTTTTTAACGTTGACGTAGGGGATCTTCCTCATCAAAAAGCAGAAGCTGCAATTGATAAAGTAAAAGCAAATTTCAAATATAAAAAGTTTTATGATGTTGAAAAAGGTACTATTAGTAATCAAAATCATGTAACTACATTAGTTGAGGATTATTGGTTTCCAAATCGCTCAGGAGGACGTGGCACAACTGTTGATACATTAGATGAAACTGGAAACTTGGGTGAATTAGGTGATGTTCTTTATTTCAAGAAAAAATTATATACTGCATTAAAAATACCAATGTCACGTATCAATAATGAAGTTGATGGTAGTAATTCAGAATTTGATTTTACAGCAACAAGTATTCAACGTGATGAAGTAAAATTCTTCGCATACGTACAAAGATTACGTAAAAAATTCCTTCAATTATTTGAGGAACTTATATATAGACATCTTATTGCACAAGGCAAAATTACTATAGATGAATGGAATGAGATATATGATTCATTTGATTTATATTTTAGTAAAGAGAACACATTCATTCAAAATCTTGAAAGTGAGATGTTCGGAAAGAAAATTGAAGCATATAATAATATTGCGGATCTTATAGGTAAAATCTTTAGTGTTGAATTCACATTTAAAAATATTCTAAAAATGAGTGATGATGAAATTGCTGAAATGTCAGAACAGATTGAAAGTGAAAAAAAAGATCCTAAATATTCAGCATTTTATAAAACTGAAGAAGATAGCAGTAGTTATTAATTTCAGAAAATTTTAATCTATAAATAACATTGAATAAAAACAAAAGGCAAAAAATGGAAGAATTATCTCCCGAAACTCTCGATCTTGCAAAGAATGGTGAATTTACAGCATTCGCAGCAACAGTAAAAAAAGTTCTAGATCAGAAGGTAAAATCGCATCCTTATATCAAGGATAAAAAAACAGAAATCGAAGGATATTCACGTATCAAAGATATTTTTGCAAAAATTGATTCTGTTAAACCAGTTTCTGGAAAAGAACAAGACGTAACATCTGAAATTGAATAATTGTAATGAGAATTAAATTTTAAATTCTTATCTCAGTACAGAATGACAAAGGAGTAAATCGATGAAACTTATTCTCGAACAAGCTGTATCATTAGATGGTTATTGCGTTGAAGATATAAATGAAGCAAGTGGTTTTAAATCAAAATCATATTTTGTAGAAGGTGTATTTTCAACAGCTAACGTAAGAAACGCTAATAAACGTATCTATCCTACTAATGTATGGCAAAAACAAGTCCAAGAATATCAATCAGTTCTTAAAGGTTCTGGATTAGAAAAACTTGGCGAATGGCAACATCCTCCACGTACAACAGTTGACCCAATGAAAGCAGTTATTAAGATTACTGAACTTCGTATGGAAGGTGACTTCGTTTACGGTAAAGCAAAATTACTTGATAATCCTGAAGCAAACAGATTGAAAAATCTTATTGATGAAGGTATTAAAATTGGTATCAGCTCACGTGGTGTAGGATCAGTAGGACGTGACGGTGTGGTTGAAAGTTTTAAACTTATCACATATGATTTAGTTGATAACCCAAGTAACCCTGGTAGTTACTTAAATGGTATATCAGAGTCATTAATTGTCGAAAATGGTGTAGTACAAGATTTTGATTATGAAATAACAGAATCAGGTGAAATTGAAAAGGTAGCAATGTGTAGTGAAAGCGGTTGTTCGATTCTCGATAAAACTTTAGTACAAGAAGCAGCAAAAGACAAATTCAAAGTTCTATTTAATATGTTATCAGAAGTTAATGAAGGTACTGAAGAATCATTACCTAAATTCTATAAAGTTACACATAAAATTGGTTCAACTTATGCAAAGAAATTTAATGTTTCTGCAGATGGCAAACGTGCAATGGACAAACTTATGGTTGCAATTGATGATAGCGTTAAAGATCTAAAAGATGAAGATAAAGCAGCAGCAGCAAATGATATCATGTATTCAATTATAGAAGCTGTTAACTTAAAATTTAATATTAAATAAATAATATTGTAATTAATTAAAAGGAAAATAAGATATGGAAAATATCCTTGCAAAACTTGATGAAGCTGTTTTTACAGACGAGTTGAAGAAAGAAATTTCAGAATCTTTTACTACATCAGTTGATGCTAAAGTTGAAACACTTGTAGCAGAAAAACTTGTTGATTTGGTAGAAGCTAAAGAAAAAGAAATCACAGACAGATTTGTTGCTGAAGCAGCAGAATATAAAACAAAATTGCTTGAAAATCTTGATGAGTTTTTAAGTTTGATTGCTGAAGAGTATATCAAAGAAAACAAAATCACTATCGAAGAAAGCGTTCAGGGTGAAAAACTTGAGTCATTATTGGAAGGTTTCAATGCATTACTTATAGCTGGTGGTGTAGAATTGAAAACTATTTCTGAAAATCTTGATGATACAGAAGCACGTGAAGCAGTTGTAGAAAGCACTGCACGTATAGATTCATTAGTTATTGAAAATATTGAATTGAAAAAACAAAAAGCGGAACTTCTTAAAATGGGCCTTGTTGCTGAAATAAAAGAAGGTATGACTGTTATTCAAAAAGAAAAATTCGACAAACTAGCAAGCGTAGTTGAATTTGATTCAAACAATTCTGCAAAATACTTGAAATCACTTGAAGTACTTAAAGAAAGTGTTATTGGTTCAAAATCAGATGATGTGACAACTGTAGTACCTGCAGTATCAATATCAGAGGCCGTAGAAACGTTCACAGGTTCTACATTAGATAAATCAGTTGCAGATTCTGCACGTTTTTTCTAAAACATAAATAAAACAAATCAATTAATAAAAGGAAACAAGGTAATATGCAAAACCTAACAAACCTAACAGAAAAATTCCAAAAAGAATTGTTGAGCGAAAATTTTTCTCCAGTTAAGAAATCAGACATGAATACTATGGCTGTTATTCTTGAACAACAAGAAATAGCTATCGAAAAAATGTTGAAAGAAGGTACAGCTGCTGCTGACATCGCTGGATTTACAAAAATCCTTATGCCACTTGTACGTCGTGTATATCCTAACTTAATCGCAAATGAAATTGCTGGTGTACAACCACTTGCAGGACCAACTGGATTCATCTATGCAATGACAAGTTCATATACTGGTAATGGTATCACTAATATCTCTCCAAGTCCTAAAAAACAAATCGTTGTTGTAGATAAAGCAGAAGGTGATCTTTTAACAATTGCCGGAAATGTTATTTACAAAGAATCAGCAGTAGTAGACGGTGTACCAGTAGTTAAAGTTCTTTGGAACGGCACATCTGCAGTAGCAAATGGAACTAACACAATCACTGACGGTACACATACTGCAGTTATTCTTGATACATATACAAACGAAGCAACATTTAATCGTGTTCTTACAGGATATACTGGACCTCATACAACAGCATCGGGTGAAAAACTTGGCGAAGATATGAATGAGATCGGTTTTGAGCTTACACGTAAATCAGTTGAAGCACAAACACGTAAATTAAAAGGTAAATATACTTTAGAAATGTACCAAGATTTAAAATCTCAACACCAATTGAACGCTGATGAAGAACTTATGGGTATCATGAGTTATGAAATGCAAGCAGAAATTGACCGTGAAATCATCAACAAAGTTAATGGTATAGCACGTGTTGCACCAGATGCTGCAATCGGTGGATATGATGGACGTTGGGAAATCGAAAAATATCGTATTCTTGCAATCAAACTTGCTGACGAAGCAGCTAAAATTGGTCGTTTAACTCGTCGTGGTGCTGGTAATACATTACTTGTATCTCCAAAAATATCAGTTGTTCTTGAAGCACTTGGTGGATTTACTGCAAGTGGTGTACAATCAACAGTTGATGGTATGTCTAGATCAGTAGCAGGAACATTTGATGGTCGTTACAAAGTTGTTGTTGATACTTTCGCAGATCACGATTATGCAACTGTATTATACAAAGGACAAGATCGCCGTGACTCAGCTGTATTTTTCAGCCCATATGTTCCAGCAACGTTCCAACGTATAACATTACAAGAAAGTGGCCAACCAGCTATCATCTTATCACAACGTTATGCAGTTGATACAACTCCTCTTAACCCAGAGAATTTCGTAAGTACATTCGGTGTGAATTTCACAGCGGCATCAGGTAAAGTATCTCCACTTCAATAAGTGGTTGATACTTTAATGTATCTTTAATATTTAGGTCATTCGATTTTTAATCGAGTGGCCTTTTTTTATGCCAAAAATTCTGTGAATTAATGAATGATGTGTTAACAATTATAACATAGTTTTGATTAATTTAAGTTGAAGATGAATTAAGGGAAATTTCCCTTAATTACGATTGAGGTATTGTAATATTAGAAGTTATTATTTAGAGTGATGTCCCTGCTAAATATCCTCTAGCTGTACCTACTGAAACTTCTGCTTGAACTAGAACAGCTGTTGGAGATAATAGAGTAGTTGTAGACATAATTGCTGAACTGGTATATCCTCCAAAGAATAATGCATTAGTTCCTACATTTGCACCTGCTATACCATATCTAGCTGTACCTACTGTGGTTTCTGCTTGAACTAGAACAGCAGTTGATGATAATAACGTCGTAGTGGATGAATATACTGTTGAATATCCTGCATAAAATAATGCATTAGTTCCTACGTTTGCTCCAGCTGGACCATATCTAGCTGTTCCTACTGATGTTTCTGCTTGAACTAGAACAGCTGTTGGAGATAATAAGGTGGCTGTAGACGAATATCTTGAACCATATCCTCCATAGAATAAGGCATTAGTACCTACGTTTGCACCTGCTAAAGTATATCTAGCTGTACCTACTGAGGTTTCAGCTTGTACTAAAACAGCTGTTGGAGATAATAGGGTATCTATAGAAACAGATACTGAAATATATCCACCATAGAACAACGCATTTACACCTACGTTAGCTCCTGCTATATATGGTCTAGCTGTACCTACGTTTGTTTCTGCTTGGACTAAAGTAGCTGTTGAGGATAATAGAGTGGTTGTAGATAAAGCTTCTGAATAATATCCACCATAAAATAAGGAGTTTGTATCAACACTTGTTCCCGCTAAATATACTCTAGCTGTACCTATTGAAGTTTCTGCTTGAACTAAAACAGATGTTGAGGATAATAATGTAGTAGTATTGTAATCTATTCCGTTATTTCCTCCATAAAACAAGGCTTTAGAAAACGGCGCTGTCCCTGGACTAAAAACGTATAAGCTTAACCCTAGTGCATCACCAACTTGCGTTGAACTAGTTACACCTGTGTTATCAGTTAACTGATATATTAAACCAGTTGATTTAATTGCGACAATCTCCCCTAC